GTGATAGATCTTACTATTCGCAACAGTACTTTTATCACACAACAGGCTCGTGTGGTCAATCAAGAAGAACAAACAGATGAACTAGGTAATCCCATAGAAAACCCCACAGCAGCCCCTGCAACAGCCAAAGTCAATTGGTTCAATATCACCATGGAGGCAGTGCCTCGAACCAGCGAATATGATTACAAACGCAATGACTATGCATATGACATTCGTTACATTATTAGTCCTTATGTGGTTGTAAACTTTGACAGCAAGTATTTTCCTATTGCCAAGTTCAACGGCCTACACAAAAGCTATCAATATTGGTTCACAGGCAAAAACTCAGCAGTGCTAGATTATCAAGCCAACTTTAATTCCCTGTACAACATGACCATAAGTGGTAGTGACAGCAAAGACTCGAACACCGAAGCTATCAGGCGCAAGTATACTTCCAGCATGCGAGATATTCCCACATATGTGTATCAGGCACGCAGTTCTGAAAGCAATTTTGGCGCAGACGGCAAAGGCAATGAAACATCAGCCAATGCTGCTGAATACTTGTACAGTCCCAGTGATCTAGCCACAGCCAAGGTGCGCATTGTGGGAGACCCAGGTTGGATACAACAGGGCAGTGTGGCAGCAGGAGTCAATCCCAAAAACTTTGACTACAAAGGTTTCTTGCCTGATGGCACAATCAATTTTGACAGTCAGCAAGTGATGTTTGAGATTGCATGGCAACGTCCTGAAGACTACAACCTCAACACAGGATTAGCAGATCCATATTCAGGTGCATATTCAGGCAATGAAAATCTAGCACGGCAAGCAATACAAAGTTATGTGTACCAAGCCAGAAAATGCACAAGTGAATTCCGTCAAGGTAAATTTGAACAAACCATTGAAGGCTCATTGTACAACTTTCCTGTGCCACAACAACAAAACACAGCCACTGCACAATCTGCTAGTGTGTCAGCAGATACCAGTGGCGCTGCTGAGCGAGCAGGCAATCCAGAAAACGCTCAAAGAGCTTCTGATACATTAACATTGCCAGGAACAGGTGCGTTGCCTGCACCGCCAGCAATAGACACTGTACAACTTAGTGCCACCAGCGCGGCTTCAACGCTGGCATCAGTGAACTTGATTCGTCAAGGTTCAGAACCAACTACCAGCAACGGATCAGCTGTGCAAACAGTTAATCTTCCAGCACCGCAGGCATTGAATGCACAAACAACTGTTACTAACACTCCTAGTCAGCAGATGTCTGGCGAAGAATAAGGAAAAAGCATGTCTGAAAATATACAACGTAGCAAAGGCGTACCACAGAATTACAAAGCAGACCGTGGTGGTGTACCGTCACAACCTGGTCCGTTTATTGGCACGGTCATGAGCAACGTTGATTCCACACGATCTGGGCGTCTGCGTGTGTACATTGAAACATTCTCTGACGGTGCTATGGACGATGATACCAAATGGACCACGGTAGAATACTTGCCAGGATTTTTTGGAACTACTCCATCAAATTCAGGTACTACCACTGGTGTAGGAACCTATCCAGGCAACAGAAACACCTACGGTATGTGGTTTACTCCCCCAGATATTGGCGTTAGAGTCATGTGCATATTTGTCAACGGTGAACGTGACAAAGGTTACTACATTGGAGTTCTGCCCGAACAAGGACTGAATCACATGGTACCAGCCATAGGTGCTAGTACCGCAGCCGACACAGCTAACGAAAATCAAAAAAAGTATTTTGCTAATGCAACCCAGTTGCCAGTGTCTGAGATCAATGCTGCCAACGCAGGTATTATCAACAATCCTCGCTTCTTTGATCAGCCTAAACCTGTGCATGCTGTGGCAGCGGCCACAATGTTTCAACAAGGATTAATCAACGATACTGCACGTGGTCCTATAGCCAGCAGCAGCCAGCGTGAAAGTCCCAGTCAAGTTTTTGGTATCAGTACTCCAGGCCGTCCGATCTACCAAGGCGGATTCAAACAAGAAGAAATTCCAAGCCGTATTGATCAAGGTGCTATTTCTCCAACTGACACCAAGGTGATTGGGCGCATGGGAGGTCATACCTTGGTTATGGATGATGGGTCTGTTGACGGCAAAGATCAAATGATCAGATTGCGCACAGCCAAAGGACATCAGATTACCATGAGTGATTCTGGAGACTTTTTCTACATCATTCATGCCAATGGTCAGAGCTGGTTGGAGTTTGGTAGCGAAGGCACTATAGACCTGTACAGCAGTAATTCTGTCAACGTGCGAACCCAGGGCGACATGAATCTGCATGCCGACGGCAGTATCAACATGTATGCTGGCAAAAACATCAAGGTAAAAAGCAAAGAGGCCATGCAGGTTGAAACAGAAACTGATTTGATTCTGATGGCTAGAAAAAGCATGGCCATATACTCACGAGCCACATTGAGTATCAAAGCCGACGGCACCCTGGGACTGCAAGGTAAAAACACCAGCATTAATGGCGGCAGTTCAATTGTGGCCAGTGCAGGTACTATTGACCTCAATGGACCCAAAGCATCCAAAATTCCCACACCTGAAGTGATTCCCATGAACCTCATGCCTGATGTCACGTTTGATGCCAGCACAGGATGGAACCCAGTAGACAAAGGTATAGCCAGCGTGGTCAATCGTGCCCCTACACACGAACCGTACCCGTTTCACAACACAGGCGTTAGGACATAATGTATGACATCGTTTTCATTCTTTAATCCAGATGGTATCAGCCAAGACTTGCAGGCCGACAGCGTATTGGGTCTGATTGGTGCTGCACAAAAAGCAGGAACAGCAGTCAACACTTTCAAAGGTGCCAACCTCAAGAGCATTGCTCTCAGTGAAGCCACTGCACTGGGTGTGAGTGCAGTGCAAGGTGCGTTGCCTGGTGCTGTACGAGCAGTAACTAACGCAGCTGACGGCATAATTTTTCCTGCAGGTAGTAGTTCAGTCTTGAGCAGACTTAGTGCTGCTGCTCTAAGTGCGGATATTCTAAAAGCAGCCTTACCTGGCGGGGTACGAGCAGTAACCAATTCTGTAGACGGCGTGATATTTTTGCCCACCACTACTACAAGACAGTTAGGTGACATTGTTACAGGAGCAGGAGCTGACGTTCTAAGTAGATCGAGTGCTGTACAAACTCCACCGGGTGCGCCAGTGGTACCAGCTAGTGTAACAATTACTGCAACATCAACAGGTACAGTAGTAATCAAAGGACCAGAATCTTTGGATCGAGTTGCTGCCCAGCGAATTTTTGATCAACAGTTGTCTAGTGGGTCATTGATAGGACTAGCACCTGGTGCTGTCATAAGTGCAGCAACACAGGTTGCTAGTGGCCTGGTTACAGCTGAGTCTCAGTTGCTGCAACAGATTGCTCAAACTTCAAGTCAGGCAGAACAAGTAACTCCTGCTAGATCTATAGCTGATATTCTAGTAAAGTTTCCAATTACCAATGGTATTACAGTGTCTGACTATGCAAAACAACCTGCAGAAACTACTGGATTAGGTAATATGACTGCGGTGCAACTCACCAGCGTGTTGGCACAGGTGCGCAAACTAGCAGCACAACCAGCCACTGTGGTCACAGCGCAAGGTCTGGGATCATACGCACTCACAGCAGCACAATTAGCAGCCGCTGGCTACGTAAAGCCAGCAATAGCTCAACTGATGCAGACCAGGCAAAACTCTTTGCCTAATGTACTGAAAAGTCCTGCGGCCTGGACTGGTCTTGACGGGGCAACTTCACTGCAACAGATGTTGTCCAACGAATCTCTACAGCAGCAAATACAAGTAACTTTGATGAATATGGGACTGAGCTATCTCAATCAAGTAGGTATTGCAGTTGCACAATTTCCTGCACGAACTCAAGCAGGCGCGATACTTAGCGCAGCCAAAGATCCGGCTGCTGCCCAAGCTTGGTTACGCGGACAAACTGTTAGTGCTTCCGACAATGAACTGTTTAGTCAGTTTGTGAGAGATGGTGCATATGCAGTGGACTTTGTGGACAACAAAATCAACAATGCCATGGCCAACGAAGCAGATCCGGTAGGGATAACTAATGCTACCAATCGTACCAGATTGGATGCTGCTACTAATAGAATTGTGGGAAATCCCAAAGTGCCGCAACTGTTGTATGGTAATGAACCAGTAAATCCTGTGTTAGCAGCAGAATATGTTCGACTGCGCCTGGTGTTGGTCGCCGCGCAAAGTTCTGTAGATGCAGTGGTAGCACAAGCAACAACAGTACAAAACGCTGTGTTACGACAGAGTCTCTTGAAAAATTTTCAATCAGCGATGAACACTCTAAGGAATCAAGTAGCTGCGGTGCGACAGCAAGCTACTTCTGCAGCACCAATATCTCCTGCACTGATAACACAACTAGAGCTGTTGCTGCAACAAATAGACAATTTGATAGCCAGAATCAACAACAATATTCAGTTGATTGAACGAGCTAGATCCCAACTACAACGCCGATAAATATTGTTATGGCTACATTCGTCGGTTTCAACACCATTAACCAATTCAAAAAGTTTACCCTCACAGACTTTGAGTTGATCAAGCGCGACCTGTTGAATGCGTTCAACATACGTCCTGGGCAACTGCCTGGACGCCCAGCATACGGCACATCATTGTGGAGTTTTGTATTTGAACCACAAACCCAAGAGACCCAAACTTCTATTCAGACTGAAGTGCAACGTGTGGCTGGTGGCGACCCTAGGATTTTTGTAAGCCAAGTAGATGTTTACCCTCAAGAAAATGGTATTCTATTGGAAATACAACTCACGGTGGTGCCTACCACAGATGCCAAGATACTGAGCATTTTCTTCGACCAACAACAACGCACAGCCAGCTACGTATAACTGCGCCGTTTTTAGTCTCCATAAATACTTCAAGGTGACAAAAAGGTTCAACGA